TTGGGATGCAAAATGCCCAATTCAGAGTAATCACACTCATGCCTACTAGAGATGAAATGGCAAAATTTGCCAGAGCTATTGATTTGATAGTTGCAGCTACAAACTACAACTATATCGAAGCTATCGTTGAGCATTGCAAAAATACTGGTCTTGAACTTGAAGTTGCAGCTACATTAGTGAATGCAAATCTAAAGGCAAAGATTGAGAACGATGCAATGGATAATAATATGTTGAAAGAAAAAGGTTCTAGATTACCAATATGACTGGTTATGAAACATTTGGATTATATCAAGCTCTTAAACTACACTTCACACAAGAATCATACGACTTTTTTAAATACAATGGTAAAACAAATGTATCTGTAACTACATTTGAGAATCGTAAAGACAAATACCATTTCTATAAATTATCTCGTAGACTTGCACAGAAAGATGACATGATTGATTTCATTGTTGCAAATCTAGTAGAAGATGAAAAGACTTGGGTTGGCTCTTTATTGATGCAAGAATCTGAAGTGAATTATCGTAAACACCAGAAGATAATCCAGTCAATGTCGTATACATTTGAAAATGATTGTAAACTTATTTTTAGTGATTGTATACTTAATCCAAATGAAGTATTGATGACTGATGGTGACTATCCCGTTCTTCTCAAAAAGGGTCTACAGAAGTCGGTGAACATTGAGTCTATGTGTCTATTAAACAATATGCTTGGGTTTGTACCAATGTGGACTAAGAAGATTGCCGATACTATACATTGGCCAAACTATCGCATGAAACTGCTCAAGTATTCCGCATTTATCCCCAAGGATGATGTAAAATACAAGTTGATTTTAAAAAAGGTGTTGAATGAAAATTAAGAAGATTTATTTGGATATGGATGGTGTTCTCTGTGACTTTGATAAAAGGTTCAATGAACTGTTCGGTGATATCAATAACAAGTATCGTGACCGCAAACATTTTACCGAACATTGGCCAAAATTTATCGAAGCGGATAGTTTTAAAACACTTGATTTGTTTCCTGGTGCCGAAGAACTTTTGGCATTCGTTAAACAATTCCCCGAAATTAAAATTGAAATTCTAACTTCTTCTGGTGGTGAACGGTATCACAATGAAGTTAAGAAACAAAAGAAATATTGGCTGCGTAATCATTTAATTGATTATACAGCTAATGTAGTACCTGGTCGTTCACACAAGAAAGACTATGCTACACCCGAAACGATTTTAATTGATGATACAGAAGATGTTATTGTCTCTTTTAATCGTGCTGGAGGTATCGGTATTCTTCACAAAGATATCGGTGAAACTCTAAACCAACTGAGAACTCTGCTTGCAACCGATACTAAATAAATGTATAATATGCTGTTGTGGATACTCAACTATACTCCGTTAATACTACGTCTATACAAAGGAAAATTATATGACTTCATTCGCTAATCTCAAGCGCAATCGCAACTCTTTTGAAAAACTTTCTAAAGCAGTTGAAGCAACCTCAACAGGTACTGCTGACTCAAACTCCAAAGAAGATACACGCTTCTGGCAACCAGAAGTAGATAAAGCTGGTAACGGCATGGCTGTTATTCGTTTTCTTCCTGCACCATCTATTGATGGTGATGATGCTCTTCCTTGGGTTCGCACTTTCTCTCATGGATTTCAAGGTCCAGGTGGATGGTTTATTGATAACTGTCTGACTACTTTGAATGAGAAGTGTCCTGTGTGTGAACACAACAATACATTATGGAACTCTGGCATTGAAGCCAACAAAGATATTGCTCGTAAACAAAAACGCAAGTTGAGTTATGTTGCAAACATTCTTGTTGTTTCTGATCCAAGTAATCCTTCAAATGAAGGTCAAATCAGACTGTTCAAGTTTGGTAAGAAAATCTTTGATAAGATTACAGAGGCAATGAATCCTGAATTCGCTGATGAAACACCGGTCAATCCGTTTGACTTGTGGGAAGGCGCTAACTTCAAGTTGAAGATTCGTAATGTCGAAGGCTATCGCAATTATGACAAATCAGAATTTGCTGATGCGTCTGCATTGTTGAATGGTGATGATGATAAACTTGAAGAACTTTGGAAGAAAGAATATTCTCTCAAAGATTTCACAGAGAAGAAAAACTTTAAACCTTATGACCAACTCAAGACCCGTCTTGAAAAGGTTCTTGGATTTGATGGTGCACCAATCGTTAAATCAAAGGCTGAAGATACAGTTACAACATTGAAAGATGATACTTCTGTATTGAATAAACCTCTACATGCTGATGATGAAGACTTAGATTACTTTAAGTCTCTCGCAGAACAAGAGTAATTCTTTCACCGTGATTAAATCCCGCTTCGGCGGGATTTTTTATGCAACTCTTTGGAATAGACTAGCAAATGTATCATCATACACCGATGGTAATTTGCCTTGACCTTGTGGTGCAGCTGATGCTTGCGTAGTATTGTTTGTGACGTTTGTAACAGAAGCCATAGCATTATCAAACATTCTTAGCATCTCAGAAAGACCTGTTGATGCTGAATCAATTACATTACCCATGTTTGGTGCATTTGCTGCCACAGATGCAACAGCTGATGTTCCAACTGAACTAGCTAAACCCGCCAACGAAGATCCCATAGAACCGAGAGATGATGCCATTGCCGGTGTTTGACTACTTTGTTGAGTTGGATTTGTTGAAGCAGTTAAATTTCCTGGTTCATAATTTGTGATAGCAGATGCAAGGGCTACTCGTTTAACAGCTTCAGCGTCAGCATTTGCTGGTCTCTCAAGGTCTTTTGTAAATGCTGTTATTGCAGCTTCTACTGTAGTAGCTGACCTGAATTTTTCACCAGCTTTACCTTTAGCTGCTTGAATCATCAAATCTACATTGTAATTTGGATCTTTTAATTTATCAGGATCATGTCCTGCACCCAAACCACCTTTAGTGTTCATTTGAAATAGACCATAACTAGCTTCTTTATTAGTTTTTGGTGATTCTGCTTTAGGATTCAATCTTGATTCTGCAAACGAATTTACAACAGCTGCAGTAGCTTGTTCTTCTGTAAAACCTGCAGCTGTAAATTTATTATGAATCAAAGTTGCCATTGCACTTTGTTCTCTACTTAAATTTTTGACTTTTAAAGGTTCTGCGTTTGCTGGTGTTTGTGAAGTAGTTGTTGGAGTTGGTGTTGTGGTAGCGGTTGCGCCTGTTGTTGCACCTGCTGGCGTTGGTTTACCAGCTGCAGCTAATCTAGCAGTTTCGGCATTACTTTGATCTGGTGCAGCCGCAGTTTTTTGTGCAGATTCTTTAGCATTTTGAGAATCTCTTTGTTTCTTCAATAATTGAAATCTTGTTTCAATATCTTTATTTGTAATATTATTAGGATCTTTTCCAGCTTTAGTGGCTTCGTCCATTAATTGTTCAGTTGCTATATCTTTTAATTGATTGTCAGTTGTTCTTGAATCAAGACTTCTTTGAGCCATTGATCTATTGGCTTCTTGTTGTGTAACTAATTTACCACTAATTGGATTATAACCTAATTGTTTTTCAGCAGCTGCTTCATTTGTGGGTGAATTTAATTCTTTAAGTCTAGCTTCATCCTTTTCAGATAGAGTTCCTTTTTCTTTTTTCTCTTTAGCTAACTTCAGATATTCTTCTTGATTTTGGTCAAATAATTTTCTAGCTGCGAAAAGAGCTCCACCGAGCAATATAATCAATCCAGCTGGTCCGGTTAACAAAGCAATTAGACTTCTAAAAGCTGTAACTAATGTAACTTCTAATATTGGGAGAAGAACTTTTACTGCTGATGCAAGTAAATTCAATCCACTAGATAAAATATTCAAACCACCAGCAATTAAATCCATTGTTGTTTTGGGAAAAAGTAAAGCGAATGCAAGCGCTAATTCTTTCCAATGATCTTTCATAAAATCTATTATAACTGGTAAATTTTGTATAAAATAGTCTTTTATGGTTCTGAACATATCACCAAGAAACGAATCAACTTTTGTTTTGAATTCATCATTAGTAAAATATTCATTAATACCAAATGTAATTGCGGCTAGTATTCCAGCTATTAAAGCGCCCTTCATTGTGAATAAAGATGATATTCCGTCTATGATAGAACCTAAAATACCTTTTTTTTCTTCTTCTTTAGGTGCTGTACCAGCTTTAGTTGGTGTAGTGTCACTTGCTTTTTTGAATTTAGACTCATAAGCAGCTTCTCTATCACCAGCTCTCTTAAAGAACATATCTGCTTTTGTTGTTGCAGTACCACCTTGCAGTTTAACTAACTTGACAATATTCTGTCTTGTGACATTCATGTCTCTTGCCATTGAAGGCAATACAACAGAATTTTTTGCAGCTAGTTGAGAATGTATTTTTACTTGTCTGGTTTCTGTAATTAAAGAACTGATACCATTTTCTAAAACAGCTGAAGAAAATCCACTCGCATTAGTGCCAGATAATTCTTTTAGTTTCGTTGTTTTACCTACAGCATCATAGGATTTAAATAATGACGGTAATGCAGCAGCTGCAAAACCCTTTTGATTAAACATCTGTCTTGGATCAAACTTTTCTTTAGCTCTTTTTCCAAGAGTCGATAATACACCACCGCCACGTTCTTTTTCGGCTTTGTATATCTCTGCTAGTCTTGATTGTTTATCTGCCATTTATTTTCTTGCCTTTTGTTGAGCTTTTATTCTCTCATTTTCTTCTTCTAAAAATTTCACCAACATATCAATATAGACCTGTCTCTCCCAAGGTAACATGTTATCCAATTCAGTCAAACTATATTTGTGGTGTTGCATCAACGCAAAATTAGTCTGATAGTAATTACCTAATGTATCATAACCAAATATTATACGAAAAAATTTTGTATGCCTTGCACAGTAATAGTTTCTTCGTAGCCACACTTCTTACATTTGAAATCCAATTCTTTTGCAATCTTTGGCATAGTAGTGAAGAACAATTGAATTTTTTCCATGTCCTCTTGTTCCATACCTTCAATAAATTCTAACAATTCTTCTTTTGTTGAATCTTTCGCATAGTACATTTGATCTGCATCATAGATGTAATCTATACAGCTAACAATAACATTCAATACTGTATCAACATCTTCATTTGCTAAATTTCCAGCATCTTTGATTAAACTCAATGTTGGATACTTCATCATGATACCCAATTTATCACTAATCTCAATTTTACTTGAATGTTTCTCATCAATGATTGGCTTGATATCTAAGATATTCAAATCAAATTTAACTAATGATCCACAAGCTTTTTCTTCACCTTTATCATCTTTAACGGTATTGTTGCAGTTGTATTTTAAATTAACAACTTCACCAACCGATCTTGCTCTAAGTTGCATGAACAGGTGTTCAAGGTCGAATGTTGGTAAATCATCAACATCAATATCTGATAAAATACAATTATTCAATACTTGTTTTACAACATCAACTGTTTCTTTTTCATCGGTAGACTGAGCTGCCATTAGAAATAGTTTTTGTTCCTTTACAAGAAAGGGTCTGTATTTTACAGTTTTGCCATTCGAAATTAATTTCGTTTCATATGTTGGCACATCAATTTTAGGTAAAGCCATATTATATCCTCAGTTAATTAAAATAAACCTCTTGTTAGGGGTGCAATCAAAGAATTACCAACTTTGCTACCCGTACTATCGAAAAACTTAGCCGCTTTAGATCCAAAGAACTCGGCTGCAGCTGCAGCAAGGTCATACGTTCCATCATACACAACACGATATCTTTGATATGCAAATTGTACTGACAATCGGTGAAAACCATCTTCACTCCATGATAATGGTTGTGAAGCTATACCAATAGGGAATGCATCAATCAATTCAACAGCAAATATCTGTTTAATGAAATCATCGTATTGAACAATCTTAATATTTGTTAAATAGGTAGTATTTGTACCTTTTGCATATCTAAGATTGTTTGTATCACTTGGCATAATAGCTTCTAACCAGCGTTCAAACAACTTTCTTTCATAGAATTCATTTGTACACAAAAATCCTAAAGTTGTGTCGCCACCACCATATGCAGTTTGATATGGAACTTTAAATGTAGGTCCGTAAATTTTAACATCAGCTGTTTGCAATGTTTTTCCTGGCAACTCTGCACTTTCACATTGCATGGCTAAGTATCTTGAAATAGCCGCATTCGATGTTTTAGATT